CGCCTGGACGCGCTCTCGAACGCAATCTGCTCGCGGAGCTTGTCGGCGCGAGCCTCAAGGCTGCGGAGCGAAGACTCCTGCTCCTCGGTCATCGCGGGCGCGTCGCCCTCGGCGGGAGCCTGCGAGGTGGCCTCCATTTCGGCGACCACGGCGGCGAGTTCATCGAGCAGCTTCTTGAGCTTGTCCACGTGCATTGCTCCTTGTTCGGGTTCGGACGACCGATGCCGTCCACACCGTCGAAACTAAGAGCAAGGCACCCCACCCATGCAGTTGCGCAGGGCGCGACAGTAAAGAACTTCAGCCGACCTTCAGGCGGCGAACCTCACCCGGCGGCACGACTTGCTTGCCAGTGCAGCCGCACTTGGCGCAACGCAAGTACCGAACCTGGTACTCGCCGCTGCGCTGCGACGATGCCACGGACATCACGCCCTCGCGGCATCGCGGACACGAATCACCACTAGCGGCCATGCTGCCTCAGGAAATCACGGATAGATTCCGCCTTGCCGCGAATCTGCAGCACGCGGTCAATCTGCCGCCGCTGCACATCGGCTTCGGCGGAACGCCACGCATCGAACGACCGCTTGGCAACACTCACGTCGGCATCCGGATACGCCGGAAACGTGACCGGACCAACGTCGATCAGCGTGTCGATCTTCGTCACGGTGCGGATGCTCCGGCCGTCTTCCACGCTCCAAGATTCACCACCAGGGGCGATCTGAAACGAGAACGACGAACCTCGCACGATGCCCGCCTCGATGTTGCTCGCCAGGTCGCGACCGTAGGACGTGTCGGGTACCTGGAACTCGTACCGCAGCCCGATCTCGTCCACGTTCATCCGCAGCGTGCCGGGATAGCGAGCCAGCGGATAGTTCGGGTCGTGATTCCACAGAGCCCGCGTTTCCAGCGGCTTCTTGCGTCCGCGACGCTCCGCGACGATGCCGAACGCATTGGGGTCGATCCGCTCCACAAAGTCGCCCAGGTCGAGCGAGTTGACGCCGAACTTCGCCGCGTAGCCGACGATCCACCGGCTTTCGGGCTGGCCGTCCTCCGCACGCGATTCCACGCGGAGCAGGGGCAGGTCGGTCGATTCGGTTTCGTAGAGGCTGCGGCGTTCGGTCATGCTTCGGTTCTCCTCGTCTGCGGCGTTCATCTGCTCGACCAGTTTGCGACTCCATGCCCAACCGGGGTCACTTCCCCACAAGGCCCATGCAATGCGACCGTTGGAGGGAAACCCGTCTTCACCGGGACTCCAGCCCGTCGTTCCGATGTTCGTTTGATGCCGGTCGAAAAATGCTTTCATTCGGCGGGCGGTGTCGGGACTGATTGTCGCGCCGTTGGATAAGTCGCGAGCGCGAGCAATGCCAACTGCCGTGCCACCGCGTCCGTACTCGCTTCGCCAGTCCAGCCCCTTCTGTGCTTCCTTCCGCACTCCCGCCGGGGGCGTGAAGTCGATGTGGTCATACCTGCCCATTGGGTGCTTCCGTCTTCGTGATCTCGGCCACCTTCACCGCCACAGGGTCATCAAACTCGCCTTCCTCCCACACGCTCACGAGTGCGGCGGGATCGTCTGGCGTCGCGGGCAATTCAACGTCGCCCAGATTCAGGACGCCCTCGGTCATCACGTGATCGACTTGGCCGACGCGACCGCCAGGCAACGTCACCCAATCGCCTTCTGCGATAGCGTCAGGCACGGCACGCGAGTCAGGCGAAACGTCGGGCGTCGCCGGTTCGGTGGCCGGCGGCGGCACGGGTGCAGATTCGGATACACCCGCGAGGATCGCCGTAATCTGTGCGGCGTTGATTGACGGGAACGACGCAGCAATCAAGGCCGCTGCGCCGTCCTTCGTGATGAGGCCAGCCGGCACCTGCGACACGATCGCAATCAGCCCCGTGATCTGCGCTCCGTTGAGCGACACGTCGGCGACCTGCGGAGCCGCGTCCGTGGCCGGTTCGCTGGCCGGTTGCGTCGCCGCATCCAGACCGCCCTCGACCGCCTGGCCGTCGATGCCGCTGCCGGGTTGCTGCTGCGCTAGCACGTCGCCCGCAGACGGGTCCGCACCCAGCGTCCCCATGTTCAGCGGACGATGCCGCTCGTCGCCACCCTCAACCGGATTCATGTCCTCTAGAGCGAGGATGTCATTGGTCGAAAGGACGCCGATGTCCCACATGCTGCGGTAGTACGCCGACCGGCTCGCCGCGTCACCACGCAACAGACCGCGAACATCGAAGGAAATCTGATAGCGGTCGCGTGCCGCGTCATCCGGCAGCAAGTCACGAGAGAATGCCGACTCCAGCCTGCGGAGCCACGGAATGATCGTATGCTGCACGAAGTCGATTCCGGCGTGCTCAATGCTGCCGTAGGAGCCGCCACCCACCTGGAGCAGGTGCATCGGGATGCGGAAGAGCCGGGCGATCTCCTCCAACTGGTAGCGACGCAGCTCGAGGAACTGCGAATCGGTATTGCTCGCGTAGGGGATTTCGTATGGCTTCAACCCGCCCGTCAGTACCGCCGTCTCAAAGGCGTTGTACGGGCCGCGATGCTTGCGATTCCATCCATCGGCCAACTCACGGCGGGCTTCCGCATTGAGCGGGTTGTCGGTCGAGAGAATGAACCCAGGCCGGGCACCGCCACCAAAGAACCGCGCCCCGTGAATCTCGCACGCCCGAGCCAACGCAATCGCATCGCGGCACTCTTCCGCGATGCTCTGCCCGTGCACGCCGTCATCGCTCGGCCCGCGAACGTGCAGGATTTGCTCTTGCGAGTAGACCGTCTGCCGCCCCTTCTCCTCCCGGTACGTGTACCGCAGACGGTCGTTTTCGATAACGTCCACCTTCATCCGGCTGGGATGCAGCGGAATGATCTGGTCAGCGTAGCCCGACTCACCAGGGCGAATCTCGCTTTCGCTGTCGCCCCACAACGCGACGTGGCGAACCATCTGCTCCCGCCATTCAAAACTCGTCTGCCAAGAGTTCGGACGATCATGCAGCCGCCGATACAGCGGCAACTCACGAGCCTGACGCTTGCCGCCGCTCGGCATCCGCTCGAGCACATGCAGCGGCAGGCTCGCCACCGTCTCGCTCAGAATCCGCACGCACGCGAACACTGCCGCGACCATCGTCGCGTTGTCGGCGTTGATGCGCACGCCGGCAGGACTGCGGCCACCGCCATCGTCATCCCACGCACGCTCCTCGCCGGGCAGCCACAAGATGCGGTTTTCGTTCGTCATATGAAGAATATTTCGGGGGTGGCTTCCGGCTTCTGTTCAGACCCGATCCAGCACCCGATGCCCTGGCACAGAGCCACGATGCCGTCGATTCGCTCGGTCGATTTCGCCTTGCTGGGGTAGATGTTGCCGAACCGATCCTCTTGCACCGCCACGTTGCCGGCACACCACGTCAACACCGGATGCCCAGCGTGCCGCACCTTCGCGTTGATAATCAGGTTTTCCAACGTCTTCGCAGGGGCCGACATCGCGCGGCCCCCCTGCGGATAGCCTTTCACATCCACCCCGTCCCCTTGCAGCATGTTCGCGAGCATCTGCCCGTTGAACTTCAAATCCACCGCCAGCGTCCGCACCTTGTACGTGTCGCAAATCTCGGCAATATCCCGATGCAACACTGTGTAATCGGTCACGTTGCCATCGGTCACGCGGATATGTCCGTCGCGTATCCACGAGAGGTAGTCCACCTTGTCCCGCTGGGCACGCTCCGCAGCATTAGCCTCGGGAATCCAAAAGAACGGCAGTACGTCAATCGAGCCGTCCTCCGGGTCTGGGCACACGAGCACCAGGGCCGAGAGGTCATACGTGGTCGCCAAGTCGAGCCCGGCGTACACAGGGCGGTCGCCAAAGTCGCGGAGCGGCGTCGCACACTGCTGCCACGACTCCGGCGACAACCAGCGGACGTCGGAGGAGGTCCAGGTGTTGAGCCGGTATCTCAGAAAAGAGTTCAATTTTGTCGGCGACTGCTCGGCCTCTTTGGCGTCCAGGGCGAAGTCGCCAGGCTTGATCGTCACGCCCCACGAAGGGTTTGCCTGCGGCCACACGTCCGGGGTTTTCCAGTCGGCTCCTTCCTCCATCTCGTAGATGCAGGAAAAGAACGTCGGGTCGTGCTGCCAGTTCGCCGCAACCGCCTTGGCGTACTTGTACTGCTCGTAGCAAATCCCCTTGCGGTCGTAGCCCGCCGTCGTGATCGACACGAGCAGCGGCTGCTCTCTGGCCGCGCCGCCGTAGCGGAGGGCATCCCAGAGGCGGCGATCCTTCTGGGCGTGCAACTCGTCAAACAGCAGCCCGTGGATATTCAAGCCTTCTGCACGGAACGCATCGGCAGACAGCACGCGATAGAACGACGCCTCTTTGCGGTACGCAATCGTGCGGCGGGAGTCGATGACCTCCAGCACGCGGGAGAGTTGCGGCGACGCCCGCACCATGCTCGCGGCCTCACGGTAGACCACCGAGGCTTGTTCGCGGTCCGCAGCCGCGCCGTAGACCTCGGCCCCGTTCTCTCCGTCCATGACGAGCAGATAGAGGCCGATGCCTGCGAGCAGCGTGGACTTGCCCTGCTTTTTCGCCGTCGAGATATACGCCACGCGGTAGCGGCGGGTGTTGTCGGCGAGCCGCTTCCAGCCGAACAACTCGCCGATCATCACCGTCTGCCATTCAAGCAGCGTGAACGGTTGGCCCGCGTGCTTGCCCTTGCTGTGCCTTAGCCAGCCTTCGAAAAAGTTGACAGCGTGCTGCGCGGCCTCGGGGTCGAAATAGTAATCAAGCCCCTGGCGTACGGCGTCGCTTCGCAGCGTAGGCGGCAACCGGGTCTGTTTCTTCCTGGGCATGAGTGCTTACCTGCGACCGGCTGCTCGGCGTCATGCCGAACTCTTGCTCAATCCGTAGCATCGCGGCGTGATGGCGGTGCATCTGAGTTGCCCACGGAGCAACCTGCGTGTATTTGATCCGCATCTTCCCGTCGGTGCGGTTCGGGTCTGGCTCCCAGTGCGTGTATTCCTCGCCTGCGACCTTCACTTTCTCATAGCACGCAAGGTACAGAGCCGTCTCGATGCAGTACCGCGTCAGCGTCGGCACGTCGGCCTCGGTCAGCACTCGCATCCGCGAGAGCGTTTGCACGGTGTCCTTCCACACATCGACCGCCTTGCCGTCGAGGGTCTTCGGCGGCGGGAAGTCCTGCGGCATGAGAGCAGGCGTCGGCTCGCTGGAGGGCAGCGACTCCTTCGACGGGTTGCCGCGAATGTATTTCAGGATCGACGGTTCGGGGGCGGGGCCGCGTTTGCCCATCAGATGAACTCCATCAGTTCGGCACGGGAGGCTGCTTCTTCTTTCATGCAACCTAGCACACAACTCGTAATCATTTCAGCGTCTGGCTGGCGAACACCGCGACACCCCATGCACGAATGGTGGGCCTTTACCACGACGCCCACGCCTCGCGGCTGGAGATGTTCCATCAACGCTTGAGCAATCTGGTTCGTCATTCGCTCCTGCACTTGCGGGCGCTTGGCGAACACTTCGACGAGCCGCGGTATCTTCGACAGGCCGATCACGCGGCCGTCTGGCACATAGCCAACTGCGGCGGTGCCGGTGAACGGGAGCAAGTGGTGTTCGCACATGCTTGAAAACCGGATGCCCCGCACGACAACCATCTGGTCGCTCGTCTCGTTGAACACCGTGCCAAGCACGCTCCGCGGTTCAACGTGCAGGCCGGAGGTCATTTCGCGGAATGCTTTGACGACTCGCTTCGGCGTGTCCAGCAACCCCTCGCGGCTCGGGTTCTCGCCGATCCACTCAAGTAGCCGCACGACAGCGTCCTCGGGGCCGCGCTCCTGCTCCCACGGGAACTGCACCCAACCGCTCACCTCGTCGGCGTTCGGGGCGATGTTGGCGGGCGTGTGCGGCTTGCGGAGCAGCGTGTCAACGCGGTACCCCTCGGCTACAAACGGGGCGAGAGTTGCCCCGCTGTCCGCGAGGTCGTCCACAATGAGGAGGGTGTCGCGGTCGTAGTTTGCCAGCACGTCGAGCGTGATCGCACCCTCGGCCGGAGCGATCAGTGGGAGGCCGGTGTAGGCCGCAACAGGAATGCCGCCACGCGGCACGCCATAGACGGCGACCGCCTGCGGATTCCTCGCCACGATGGCTTCGGCCCCTCGGGCCACGTCGTGCCACGTTAGCGAACGAGCCACGCCTTGTGCTGCTGCATCGACAGTCGCCACTCTGGATTCTCCTTGATGAGATGCAGGCACCATTCGACCGCCCGCTTGTCGAGCGTCCAGCCATCGAAGGCCGGACTGATGAGTTGATGAGTCGCCTTGCACGTTGGCTTCGGCACGGCCTGCCCATGCCCACGCACGTACTTCACTTCGTCGGCGGTGAGTTGCCGCACCGCGTGTTCGGCAACCTTTGGGCTGACCGTGATCCAGTCGAGGCCCAGGCCGCTCACGTCCTTGCTACCGTTGGTTTCGATGGCACAGAGGAAACCCGCGGCGTGCAGTGCATCGACCAGTTCGCGGTCCACTTGCAACGCAGGCTCGCCGCCGCTGAACACGACCCATGCCTTGTGGCCCGCGTCGTACCACTCCTGCGTCTTGCCGACCAAGGCTCGGGCCTCGTCTACGATCTCGGCGGCGCAGAGTTTTCTGCCCGACGCGAACTCGGTGTCGCAGTCGAAGCCCCCAGGTGAATCGTCCGCAGCCTCCATGCGGCACCGGAGGTTGCAGCCGGTGAAGCGGACGAACACGCTCATCTGCCCCGCCCGCATCCCTTCGCCTTGCGGCGACCAGAAAATCTCGTTGGTCGTGTATTGCTTCATGGTTTCACCGTGACGATGGAGGTGTCGGTCTCTTGCAGGGCCAACTCGACGACGTTCAGGCCCGTGGCCCGCAGTTCGGTCAGCAAATGCTCGGCCATGTTCTCGGCCGACGTTGGGAAAGGCACTTCGTACACGCGGCAGCACGCACCCGACGCCAGCAGCGTGTCGCGGGCGGGGTCGCTGGTGTGCAGCAGGAGCGAGTGGTCGAGGCGGTCGATGAACGGCTTGACGTGCTTTTCGATGTCCTCGAAAAGCATTGTGACGCTGCCGTTGCGTGGTTCCGATACTGTCACCGCGACGCCGTAGCGGTGGCCGTGAATCGACGAACACTTGCCGCCGATCTCCTCGTTGCGGTGGGCCGCGTAGAACTTGAAGTGCTTTGTGATCGTCATGCGGCCTTCCTTGTCATCCAAAGAAACACAGCAACCCACGCGACGCCGCCCGCTACCTTCAACGCGACCTGCGTAGCGGCGAGCGATGCCGAAACCGTACCAAACGCCACAAGCGGGAACGCGATGCTGTCGGCTACGGAGGACGCGAGGTTGCTTGCGTTCATGCGGACGTGCCGCGGGGATGATGCGAGGGCCGCGTAGGTCACTGCATCGGTCGCCCCCGCGATGCAAAACGAAACAGCCGACGCAACGCAAACCGCAGGCGATCCGTTGCAGCAGGCCCACGCGAGCAGCGACCCGGTGCAGACGAGCGCGGCCATCCGCACGGCAAGCCAGTTGCCGTGCCAGCGGTCGTGCAGCACGTCGCGGGCCGTGAGGTCAAACGGGATGAGCAGGGCGGCGGTGTACGGCAAGGCAGCGTACCCGAACAATGTCACGGCGACGTTCGCTCCGCAGGCGGCGGCGAGGTAGAGGGCTACGGCAAGCACACGGTCGCTCCGTTCTCGCCGTCCTCGGATACCTCGACGCGGCTAGCTCCGACCGCCTCGCCGATGCGTGCGGCCCACGTTTCGCACGACCACTCCTCGGCATCCGGCTCCAGCCGCAGCCGTCCGACTGCCCGCTGGGCTTTTTTTTGTTCGATGAAAAACTCCCGCTCCCGCTCGGCGTGCGACACCGGCCATTCCACGCGAACGTGGAACAGGTGGCGGTGCCTGTCGCGGAGGAACGCCACTTCGTCGGGGGCGTCCTTCCAGCGGTGGAACGCCTCAAACTGGAAGCGGATCCAGATAGAGCTTGTCGGCATGGCGGTCGATGGCTGCAAAAATGGAAACTTCTTCACGACGACCGCCCCCGCGAGCAGCGAGGAACACTCTTGTTTTGTATCGCCGCTGTATGTCGATCACATAACGGACCCAGCTGTCTGAAGTTACAACGTTCGATAGTTCAGTTTCTGGAGGATACCCCTTCGAGGAGGCGGGTCGCCAACAAAGCGGGTCGTTGAAGTGAGCCATCGTGTAACCGAACTTAGCAAGCTGCTTTATAGCGCGAGGGTTTTTTGCGACTTTTTCACGAGATGCGTAAACACAGGAAACCCACTCGCCCTTCCCTAGATAGACACTCAACGTTCCATACATCTGCGCTGAGGCCCACGATGCGGAGTCGCAACTGTACGGCTTGAAGGCCGCGATCATTGGCTCACGGACGTAGCCAAGCCAATGGACGTCCCGGCCCGCGGCCCACTTCATTTTTGCCGCAACGTACTCCTTCGGCGCGCCGCCTTTGTGCGGGCGTCTGAGTCCCGCGAGGGCAACGTAGTCACTGTATTCAAACAGCTCGTCCATGCGACGCTGGTCATCACCAAGCACATGGACAGGAACCGGGCTATACCCAGACTTGAGCATCTGCCTGAGGTTTGCGTCGGTTGCTCCGGGGTTTCCCACTACATCGAGCGCGAGATAGCGAAAGATTTTGCCCCCCCACTTGTCAAGGAACTGGCAGTAGTCGTCGAGTCGAATTACTTCCCCCGCATTCTTTGCCGTAAAGGCTCCGCAGTCGAGCAAAAGGTCGATATGCGGACTGCTTAGGAGCTTGGCGAAACTCTCTTCGTCCTTCCTCGCATACGCATACGACACCAGCACGGGGAACTTCACTAGAACACCTCGCACTTGAAGCCGAACGCCGCGACGGCTGCATCGACCGCAGCCACCACTTCGTCGCGTTGGCCCACCGGCACGTCGTTGAGGCGAACGCTGACCGTCTCGTTGTCGGGGTCGTACTCGCCGATCTCGTCAACGTCTTGCACTCCCTTGCCGTCCCATTGTTCGGTGTAGAGGCCAGCCTGGGCGGCAACGTCGGCAAGCATCTGCTGGAGTTCTTCGCTCCCGGTTTGCACCGTGCGGAGCAGGGCGTCGAGTTGCATCGCGTCGCTGTTCGCCATCGCCGCGAGCGGGTCGAGCGTCGCGAGCAGTTTGTCGGCCTCGGCCTCGGTGACGTCGAGGACAAGCACCGGCACGTCGCCGTCGCCAAGGGTCTCGGCACGGAGGTGGCCGTCGATCAGCATGAGCGAGCCGTCGGGCAGTTCACGGGCGAGGCAGGCGTCGGCCAGCCCGACCTCGGCCAGCACGCCTCGGAGGGCATCCTGCTGGGCCTTCGGGTGCGTCCGCCAGTTCTTTGGATTGGGGCGTAGGTCGCTCGCAGGCACCATACGGAGCGATTTGACGCGGTTTCGAATGTTCATGGGGGGGAACTATTCCTCGGGACAAAGGGGCCGGAAATCGCGTTGTAGACGGTCTGGCAAGGGGGGGGTCGAAAACCTCCGGCCGCGCACGTTGGGGATACAACAGTGGTTCGCCGGCCCGGCGTCCTAGAAAACTGCCCCCCCTAGGGGGTCCACGGTCGAAAATCCCCTTATATATAAGGGCCTCTGACTCGCCTGCGGGGGGCAAAAAGTCCACGTTCACCGGTTTTTCAGTGTGTGTTTGCTGTGGCACGAGTGGCACAGGCACCGTCCGTTCGCCACCTCGTACCGCAGGTCTGGCCGCACGACGATCGGGATGATGTGGTCCGCATGGGCCTGGCGTTTCGCCGCACAGATGCGCCCGCACATGCGGCATTGCCAGTTGTCGCGGTTCAGTACCGCCAATCGCCATGCTCTGTGTTTCGCGTCGCAGTAGCCGCGTGCTGCGGCGTTGGGTCGAGTCTCGCGTCGCCGAATCTTGTAGTTCGGTCGCGGCAGTTTCCACATCTCGATCCGTGTTGGCATCACTTCACCTGCCTCGCCCCCGCCACCCACCTCGGCGTATACGGGCAGTTGACGCATCGCCGTCCGCAGCAGCGGCCGTTTGCCAGGAGCACGGCGGCAGGGGTGGGGGGCGTCATGGGGCAGTCGGCCACGGGATCGGGCCTGCGCCGCTGTAGACGCCGGGGAGATCGCGGAGGGCCTGGCGATAGGTGGCCCATGCTGCCTGTTGCGACTCGGTGAGCGGCGCGTCGTCGGTCTGCGTCCAATCCGTCAGGCCCATCAACAGGTCACGCACATGGCGAAGGTAGGCGAGCCGGTCGCCCTCCGGTGCGGGCCGCGCTGCCAACTCGCGGAGTAGTTGGCCGACGAGGCGAGGCGGCTGTGGTTCAACTCTGATCGCCACGCCATCTGAGTAGACCCCGCTGTCCAGCGGAAGCCCCATTGCCCACAAGTCCTCCCATTCACACGGCGGGCATTTCATATTGTGAACCTCGCTGGCGAAACGAAGAACGCCGTTCTAGCAGCGGTACCGCCGTTGCCGATTTGGTAGTTGATGCCGCTGGATGAGTCGGCGCTCAACGTCGTAGGCCCGCCCGTGGTAGTTCCACGCAAAGTCCCATCGACGTAGACGTTGACCGTTCCTTCAGATGACTCGACTAGGAACTCGTTGGTGGCATCACTGCCTCCAGTAACATCCCAGCCGGTATCAAACTGCGTCAGCGTCGTGCCGTTATGGGCAATCAACCACAAACGAGAGGCCGTTCCGCGTAACTCAAAACCAACGGATCGCTGCGATGGCTGTGCGGCAGATGCGGTACTTGTCAAAAACCCGTAATAGAACCGCCCAAATCCTGTCGATGAGTTTGTCGCTTCACGGCGGATTCGCACGCAAAAATATCGACGCTTGGCCCAATCAATACCGCGAGATTGTGGCGATAGCAGGTTGGTTATAGAGCCGTTGCTGTTCGTAAAAGCACTTGTGAAGCCGCCAGCGGTCGATCCAGAGTCGCAGAGATTGACGTTGTTGTGAGTTGTAGTGCCGCCGCCAGTTGTGTTGGCAGTTGCGGTTGGCAAAATCTGCGCCCAGCCGATGAGCGCGTTCAGCGTCCTCGCTGGGTTCATCGCAACCGTGGTGCTGTTATAGTCCTCCGCCTGCGCCTTAGTGGCGTAGGTGACGCTCGCGGATGGCGCGGCCCATGCCCCGTCGCCCCGCAAGAACGTAGTCGCATCAGCCGTCCCGCTGCCGAGCCTTGCCGTGGCGACGGTGCCGGATGTGATGTCGGCTGCGGAGTGGGTGTGCGAGGCCAACACGAGAGCGCCGCCCGAGGTCGCCAGGCCAGTGCCGACCGAGATGCCGACCGTCTGACTCGCGTAGGTGATCGGAGCCGTAGCAGACACGACGCCGGGGTCGCCCTGCGGGCCTTGCGGGCCGGTGGCACCTTGCGGGCCGGTCGGCCCGGTTGCACCCGTGGCACCAGCCGCACCAGCCGGGCCTTGCGGCCCCGTGTCTCCCGTGTCGCCCTTCGTGCCTTGCGGGCCGGTGGCACCGGTTGACCCAGTGGCGCCCGTGTCGCCCTTGATTCCCTGCGGGCCTTGCGGCCCTTGGATGCCTTGCGCCCCAGCCGGGATCGTGAAGTTCAGCACCGCCGCGCCGCTGGTGCCAGCGTTCACCACGCTCGCCGACGAACCCGGCGCACCCGTGGTGACGGTGCCAACCGCCACAGACGCAGCCGCTCCAGCCGTTCCCGTAGGCCCGACGCCACCAGACACCGACACGTCGATCTGCGTCTCGCCGACGCTCGCCGTGATCTGTTGCCCGCCGCTGACGGTTGCGTTGATCGGCATCAGAGTACCTCGACAACCCCGGTGAGAGCCGTTCGCGTGGCGTTGTTCTCAGTCCATCGCATCTGCCAGCCGTATGTGCCGCGAGCCAGTGCCGCCGTCTGTGCGTCGGTCAGGCTGATATTCACCTGGCCAGCGGTCGCCGAAACAAACGACACCGCGAACGGCTGCACCTCGGTGTGGCTCACCAGTGAGGTCATGCCAGCGGTGACGGTGTAGCCAGCCATGCCAATCGAGAAGTCGATGAGCGTCGAGAAGTCATCGCCGCGAGCAAACGACAGATTCAGCGTCCCGGGCGTCTGGTCGTAGGATGCCATGCGTCACTTCCTCTCCTGCGGCTGCATCGCGTAGAGCAGCTTCGTTTGCTCGGTGATCGCCTTGCTGATCTCGCGTTGCGTCTCGCCGAGTTGCTTCACGAACGCACGATGCTCTTCTACCAGAGGCAGCAACACGTCGTGCCGCAGCACCCAGCCAGCGGCGAGCGCCACAAGCGTCGGGAAGCCCCATTTGTTGAGGATGTCGAACACTGTTTCTTTTGCGGCGTCAGTCATGGTGCGTGCTCTCGCGGACAAGGATTCGCATGTCGGCCTGATTCTCCTGCCGCTCCAGCCACCAGCGGACGAGGATTTTCACGACCTCTGAAATGAGTGCCGACAGCACGAGCGTGAGCAGGATGCCCATGCCGAACTCCTGGCGGGCCTGACGCTCCAGGCTGCGAGCCAGATGCACGCCGACCACCTCGGCTTCGCCAGCGTTGCACTGCTCGAGCACAGGCACGGGCCACGTCTTCACGGCACGGCGAACAACGCGGCCGGCTATGTAGCGTCCCGCGAGCGTCCGCTGGAGCCTCGGCAGGCGATCCCAGACGTAGG